AGGCGCGCGCGGCTCGCACCGTCAGCGTCAAGCGGTTCGAGGGCATGAACTTCATCGCCAAGATTGGCGAGGAGAAGGGCGGCCCCAAGAACGACGGCAGCGGGAATTATCCGGACAAGAATGTACTCGCTGGCGTCATCACCAAGGACAAAACCGGATGGCACGCGGTCGAGCAGCAACCGCCGTTTAATGGTGGTGGAGCTCCGTCATCCACGTCCCCCGCTCCTGCAGCAGCTCCTGTCGCGCGGCCGGATTGGGCGGGAGGAGCGTGATGAGAAAAATCCACAACTCGATCGGACAGGTCTCGCTGTCCGCCATTGAGGACCAATGGCAGCGCGACGCTACCAATGCCGCCATTGCGGCCGCGCGCGGGGTCGTCCAGATGGACGGCCCCATTCCCCCCGGCACGCCGATCGGACGGCTCTCAGATACCGAGTGGGGGTGGATCCTCGCCGCGATGTTGTTCGGCTGGATCGGCAAGCGCGCCGAGCAGGCGGCGGCGGAGCAACTCGACACCGAGCAACTCATCCGCCTGACCGCGCTCGACCCCGAACCGTGGGACGCCGGCGCGGTTGCGGCGATTTTGCCCGAGCTCGCTGATGCCTGCGCGGAACTCGATTGGTCGAAGCCGCTCGGCGCCTGGCCGAGGGACGACATCATCGAGTTCCTACTCAAGGCCATGCCGCTTATTCGCAAGGCGATGATTGCGCGCGACCTGAGCGACAAAGACGTCTCTAGGAAATCGAACGCAAGCACGATCGCGCGGCAGGCCAATGCTGCGGCAGGGGGGCCTCTCATGACGCCCGATGAGTTCAACGACGAAATCGGGATTTAGGGGTTTGTGTTATGGCCGAGCACGAGCTCTGCATTGGCGCGACCTCCGATTGGTACACGCCACCTGAAATCTTCGAGGCGCTCGGCCTTGTCTTCGACTTGGATCCTTGCAGCCCCGGCCTTGGCCTGTGCTTCGTGCCCGCGAGGAGGATCTATACCGAAGCCGACGACGGCTTGCGGCAACCTTGGTTCGGCGTCGTTTGGCTAAATCCACCGTTCGGCGGAAGACGCGGGCAGGTGCCTTGGCTGCGCAAGTTCTTCGCCCACGGCAACGGCATCGCGCTGTGCGCGGCCCGCACATCGGCCGACTGGTTCCATGAAGTGGTCGTCCCGAATGCGCAGGTAGTCTGCTTCCCTAACGGCAAGACAAAATTTCATCGACCGGACGGTTCGGTCGGCAAGGAGCCTGGAACCGGCATCGTGCTGATCGGCATGGGTGCCGTAGCAAACGACGCGCTGCTTCACTCTAAGCTCGGTTTTTGCGCGCACATCGTGGAGCCTCCTGATGCTTAACCTCAATCGCGCCAACCTCTCGCTTGAACTGATCAATACCGCGCTCAATTCCGCGCTCGAGCGTGCCGTCTCCCCGACAGAACGGCCGCGCGAGCAGTACCTGGGTGCGTCGATCCTTGGACACGAATGCTTGCGTCGCATTCAATATGAGTGGTGGTGCCGAACGGAAATCCCGGCCCAGGATCGCGAGAGATTTGAGCGCGGGCACTACTCCGAGGCGCGTATGCGCCGGCACCTTATCGCGGCCGGCTTTAAGTTCGCGCCGCCCGCGGCGTGTGAGTTCACCGCCGTCGGAGGCACGATGCGCGGGCACGCTGATGGCATCATAATCCACGGTCCCGACCTGCTTGGCGCCTACGTGATCTATCCGCTGATTTGGGAGCACAAATGTTTGAAGGCCACGAACTACCGCGAGATCGAGCGTGACGGGCTCGAGAAGAGACACTCGAACTATCTCGTGCAGGTCGCGCTCTATCAGGCGTATCTGAACATCACCAATCCTGCGCTGTTCACCGTCACGAATGCCGACACGTGTGAATGGCTACACTTTTTCGTGCCGTTCGATGCCGAGCGCGCGCAGCTGTGGAGCGACCGCGCCGCCAATATCATCGCGGCGACGCGCGCTAGCGAATTGCTTCCACGCGGGTTTAGCGATCCGGAAAAATTCCCCTGCAAGCAATGCCCCCACAAGGAGCGATGTTGGAGGTGAACCGTGGCGCTCCCGGCCGAAGTCGCCGACAAGCTTGGCCTTATTATTCCCCGGCTGTCCTCGAGCAGCGATGGCGAGAAGGTCGCCACGGTGTACGCCATCCTGCGCTTGCTAGCATCTTGCGGGGCCGACATTCACGCGCTCGCCGCACAGGTCAAGAACGGTGGCGGACTGAGCGACACCGAGAAGCAAAAAATCAAGAACGAAATCGAGAACGCGCGCGCTATCGGTTACGCCGAGGGTGTCCGGGCAGCAGAGACGAGGTTCCGTCCTAACGGTCAGCTCGAGTTCAGCGAGGTGGCGCTGTTCGTGGAGCGCCAGATAAATCGCCTGCCTCCGGACAAGCACGAGTTCATTCACAAGATGGCGCTCTACGCCCGTCAACAAATCGAGCCGTCTCCGAAGCAGGGCAAGTTTCTATTCGATCTTTTTGTTCAATACCTCGGAGGAAGGATCACATGAGCCCACAGCCACCAGCCAACGTCACGTGGGGTGAGATAGCGCTGTTCCTACAGCGTGAGAAGGAGCGACTCGATCCGGAGCACCACGAGTTCATCGACGACATGGCCAAGCACGCTGCCGTGGAGTGGCCCTCGTTTATGCAGCGTCGGTACTTGCACAGGCTTTTTCAGAAACTCGGAGGGAGGATCACGTAATGCCCCAAGCACAAGCCGTCCCCACCGTGTTCGAGGCCGCGCTCGACTATGCGCGCTGCGGCATTCCGGTCTTTCCGTGCAATCCGATCGACAAGAAGCCGCTCACCCCTAACGGCTTCAAGGATGCGACCAGGGACGAGACGCAAATCCTTGCATGGTGGCAGCAGTACCCCAACGCCATGGTCAGCGCACCGATGGGACCCGCGAGCGGTCTGTGGGCGATCGATCTCGATCTCGACCCTGCCAGGAAGATCGACGGCAAGGCCACGCTCGATCAGTTGGTCGCCCAGCGCGGCGCGCTTCCATCCACTTGGGCGAGTCTCACGCCGCGGGGTGGACGGCACTTGATCTTCGCATGGGACGCCAATGTCGAAATCCGTAACAGCGCTAGCAAGATCGGCCCCGGCATCGATGTGCGCGGCAATGGTGGTTACATCTGCCTCCCGCCGAGCCGGAACGCCACCGGCGGAGCGTATCAATGGGAACCGGGCGGACCGCAGAATGCTGCCCTGGCGCCGCCTTGGCTGGTCGCGCTTGCCAAGGCAACGAAGGCAAGAGCGTGGGCGAAAGCGGCACTCGATCGTGAATGTAAGAACGTCGCCGCTGCACAACCGGGTACGCGCAACAATACGCTCAACACCGCCGCGTTTAACCTTGGTCAAATCGTTGGTGGTGGCGCCCTTGACGAGCAGGAGGTGCGCGATCGGTTGTTCGAGGCAGCAGAGACCTGCCGATTGGTCGCTGATGATGGTGCGGCAGCGGCACTCGCCACCATCGATAGCGGCATCACGGATGGCAGGAAGCAACCGCGTACTAGACCGCAGCCACCGTCGCAAGGCGGCGTTCGTCCCACCATCCAGATCATGGACGGACAGCTGCTGCGTATCCTGGGCGAGACCGAGGACGCGTTGCTCGCCTCGGGCCTGCCGGTTTTCTCGCGCGCTGGCATGGTAGTGGAGCCCGTCGCTGAAACCATGTCGGCAGCGGACGGGCGCAAGACCGTAGTCGCGCGCTTGCGCGAGCTCTCACCCGAGAGCTTCTTGGGGCCGGCCGCCGAGAGCGCCGCGTTTCAGAAATACGATCGCAAGCGCAATCAGTGGGTCGATACCGATCCGCCGTTGCGGCATATGCGTGTGATCCTCGCGAGCGAGCGACGCTGGCGGTTTCCACATGTCAGCGGCATCATCACTACACCGACACTGCGCCCGGATGGTTCGCTGCTTTCTGATCCCGGTCACGACCCCGAGACCGAGCTTTATCTTATGCCGGGATTTCGGCTGTCACCGATTCCGGACCACCCGACCAGAGACCAGGCACTCGCGGCGCTGAAGCTACTGATCGACTTGCTCTCCGAGTTTTCCTTCAAGCGGATCGATGGCGAGCAGCAGAAACGGCTCAATCGCTCGGTCGCACTCTCAGGATCGCTGACGGCGCTGGTCCGCGGTTCGCTTCCCACCGCGCCGATGCATTTGATCGCCGCACACATGGCGGGGACGGGCAAGAGCTATCTCGTTGATACCTTTGCCGTAGTCGCCACCGGCCGACCCTGTCCTGTTATCACTGCGCTCAAGAGCGTGGAGGAGACCGAGAAGCGGCTCGGGTCCATCGTCTTGAGCGGCATTCCGATGATCTCGCTCGACAATTGCACCCACGACCTCGGGGGCGAGTTCCTGTGCCAGATCGCCGAGCGGCCAGTAGTCAAGGTCAGGATCCTCGGCCGCAGCGAGACGCCGGATTGCGAAATCCATACTGCTGTGTACGCAACCGGCAATAACATCACGTTCCGAGGCGACATGGTCCGTCGCGGGCTCGTATGCAATCTCGAGGCCTTAGACGAACGCCCGGAGCTGCGGAAATTCAATCGCAACACACTGAAACAAGCCGGAGCGAACCGGGCGACCTATGTTGCGGCTGGCCTGACGGTGATGCGCGCCTATCTCGCGGCCGGAGCGCCCGAGGTATGCGGACCATTTGGCAGCTACGCCGAATGGTCGACCATGGTGCGCGCTCCGCTGATCTGGCTGGGCGAGCCTGATCCAGTTGCGAGTATCGATAAGACCCAGGCGGAGGATCCTGAGCTCGCTGACGTTCGCGAGTTGGGTGAGTGGTGGTTGGGTGAACTGATGCTCGACGAGAATTACCTGAGCGCCCGCTTTGTTGAGATCGCGCATGAAGTCCCCCGCGGCTTCAACGCCAATCCGCTCAAGGACCTCCTCCTGCGCATTGCCGGGGATAAGGACGGTGACATCTCGGTCAAACGATTAGGCGAGTGGCTGAGCCGCAACAGCGGGCGCGTCGTGCGGCTAAGCAATGGTCGCAGGTATTGGCTGATCCGGAAGCAGGCTCCGGCCGGTCGCGCTGCTTTTCGTCTCTCGGAGGTCAAGTAAAAGAGTTGGACCAGGGGAAGTTCTTGGAGCTCCGTCTGCACCTACAGCTTTTTTACCGGCAATCTCGCGCGTACCGATAGTGGAGGTCCCATAGCTTCCATAGGTCCCACTAAAAACGGAGGAGTGGTCACATGCCTAACGATCAGATTACGAACCGCGGTGAGAGCGTGCCGACTGCCCCTGCGCGCAGCGAGGTTGACGCCTTCCTTGCCGACCTCAAGAAAAAGATCCCAAGCACACGCGGGCGCCTGATTTTCACCCTCGACGCCACCGCCAGCCGGGAAGCGACCTGGGATACGGCCTGCAAGCTCCAAGCCGACATGTTTCGTGAGGCTGCTAGCGCCGGCGGGCTCGACCTGCAGCTCGTCTATTACCGGGGCCTGGGCGAGTGCAAAGCCTCGGGGTGGATTTCCGACCCAGTGCGGCTTGGCAAGATCATGTCGGGCATCATGTGCCGGTCCGGCCACACTCAGATCGGTAGGATCCTCGACCACGCGGTGAAGGAAACCAGGATGCTTCCAGTGAGTGCGCTGGTCTTTGTCGGCGACGCCTTCGAGGAGGAGGCGGATACGGTCGTCCCCGCCGCATACGAGCTCGGGCGCCTAGGCGTGCGCGTATTCATGTTTCAGGAGGGCGACAACCGCGAGGTTGAGAAGGTGTTTCGCCAGATCGCCGACGCGACCAAGGGCGCCTATTGTCGGTTCGATCAAGGGTCGGCGCATCAGCTCGCCGAGCTCCTGCGCGCAGTCGCGGTCTATGCCAGCGGTGGAATGACCGCGCTCGCCACCCGCAGTGACGCCGGTGCCGTCAGGCTGCTCAGCCAGTTACGGTAAAAGGGCGGAATCCATGCGTCGATTGCACCCGCTCCAGCGCGCCTACCTCCTCGGGCTTCGCCGCGGCTTTGCCCGGGCCCAGGCTCAGATGCGTTGCAAGGTTGAACAGTGGGAAGACGAAATCTCTGTGCTGCAAGCCGACTACGAGGCGCTCATAAACGAGATCCGGGACGAACGGGCCGTGCAGGAGGCCGTCAGCGAGCGCGCGATGCATCCAGACGCGTCGCTCAACTAAGCTCCAGTGTTGTTAGAAGCCCGGCCGGTGCTCCCTCGAGGGCGGGGGCTGGCTGGGGGCGGATCGCCAGCGTCAAATCGTGAGATTGTGCGCTCGAGAACTGTGATCCCAGGGCCGGGGGGCGGTCGGAAAATTTCGCAAACTCGCTCGGCGCGGAGCGCGGCGGCCCTGAAGCACCGCTAAAGTGCACAAAATTCGGATTCTGTGGTGATCGGCAGACTGATCGCGGCGACCGCGAGGAGGTGAACTATGCCCGATGATCAAGGGTGCCGTGAGGAGCGTTGGTTGGAGGTTTTCGGTGCAGGGTTGCCTTGCTTCAAATGCGATCATGCCGTCGCCGCGGATGTCCGCCACGATATTATTCTGATCTTGCGAGCGATAAAGCATGGCGATGCGTTGCCCCTGCCGCCGGATATCGGGGGTGATCTGCCTGCTAACTGTTGCCAACGACAGCCTCGGATCGTGTTAACTTCCAGAAGTTAACTTTCAGCGCGAAGGAAATCTTCCATGCCCCGCGGCCGTAAATCTGCAGCCTCGCTCTCCGTCGTGCCTGTGCTTCCTGGGCGCGGTCGTCCCGAACCCCCGACGGATCTGGATCCCCTTGAGCAACGGATCTGGCGCGAGGTGGTCAATGCGCTCCCCGGCCACTGGCTCGATTCCGCCGGTCAGGTCATCCTCCGCCGCTTGGTGGCACAGGCCGCGGTATCGGAACGGCAGGAATTTCGGCTGCGGCAGTTGCGGGCGCAGGAGCAAGACGGCGTCGAGGAAGCTGGCGCTCTCGCTGCGCAGCATGGGGTGGTGGCCAAGAACATCGCCTATCTTCTGAGCCAGTTGCGCGCCACACCGCGATCGCGCACGGTGTCGCGCGCGGCCGGCCCGCAGATGGAGCAGGCTCCGGACTCCCGACCCTGGGACATAAGGGCGAAGTTCGATGCCTAGACTCAGGCGGAGAGCGGCGGATGATGCGGTTGGCGCGGCGGATATCGTTGAGTTTATTGAGACCGTTTGCTTCGTTCCCGAGGGCCGGCTCGTCGGCAAGAAGCTCAAGTTATTTGATTGGCAGAAGGATCTGCTTCGCCTGATCTATGACAACCCGGCAGGCACCCGTCGGGCGATCATCAGCATGCCGAGGAAGAACGCGAAGACCTGTCTGTCGGCTTGCCTTCTGCTCGCGCATTTATGCGGCCCTCCGGCAAAAAGTAAGCCAAACAGCCAGCTCTATTCTGCTGCGCAGAGCCGTGATCAAGCCGGCATCATCTTCTCCCTGGCTGCGAAGATGGTGCGTATGAACCCGGCGCTAGCGCGAACGGTCACGATACAGGAGACCGCCAAATCGTTGATCTGTCCCGAGTTGGGCACGCGCTATCGCGCGCTCTCCGCTGATGCCACGACGGCGTATGGATTATCCCCTCAGCTGGTCATTCACGATGAGCTTGGTCAGGTCCGCGGTCCGCGTTCGCCACTTTACGAAGCGCTCGAGACTGCGACGGGCGCTCAAGCTGATCCGCTTTCGATCATCATCAGTACGCAGGCTCCGACGGACGCTGATTTGCTCTCCGTGCTGATCGACGACGCGCTGGCCGGGAACGATCCGCACACAGTCGTCAAGCTGTACACCGCGCCCGCCGACCTCGATCCGTTTGATGAAGAGACGATTAAGCTCGCGAACCCGGCGCTTGGCACATTCCTTAATACGCAAGAAGTCCTCGCCATGGCCCGCAACGCCAGCCGTATGCCAGCGAGGGAGGCAGAATATCGCAACCTGATTTTGAACCAGCGTGTCGAGCCTACGAACATGTTCATTTCGCCGGGCGTCTGGAAAGCTTGCGGCACCCCGGTTAGCTCGCTCGCAGGGCTGACGCTCTACGGCGGGCTCGATTTATCGGAGGTGGCGGATCTGACTGCGCTGGTCTTGATCGGCTGGCGCGATGGCAAGTGGCAGGTGGCGCCAACGTTCTGGCTGCCGTCGGAGGGGTTGAGCGAGAAGGCGACAGCCGATCGGCTACCCTATGATTTATGGCGGGCGCAGGGTTATTTGCAGACGACGCCCGGCCGGACTGTCGCCTACGAGCACGTCGCCGAGCATTTGCGCGGCTTATTTCGGCACTACAATATTGCGAAGATCGGATTCGATAGGTGGAATATGAGGCATTTCCTTCCTTGGCTGCTTAAGGCTGGCTTGAGCGAACAGTTCGTGAAGGATCATTTCGTTGAGTTTGGCCAGGGGATGCAATCGATGTCGCCAGCGCTGCGCGACCTTGAGCAGGTGTTGCTGGAGGGCCAGATGGCGCACGGCGATCACCCCGTCCTGTCAATGTGCGCAGCTAACACCGTGATTGCGGTCGACGATGCTGGCAATCGCAAGCCGTCAAAGAAACGTTCGGTTGGTCGGATCGACGGCATGGTCGCGCTGGCGATGGCGATCGGAGTGGCACCGTTGAAGGCGGAGCGTGTCATAGACGTTCAGGCTCTCATTGGATGAAGTGCGGAGGCGCTGGTCGCGTGATACAAACCCCCACGCTGCGAGAATCCGTTGCTCGCGCACGCCGACCAGGTGATCGAATAAGATCGTCCCAATCCGGTCGCAAACGAACTTGACATCGGCACGATACTCCTCCGCATAAGCGAGAAAAACCGAGCAAAGACTGCG